TGTAACCAAGAGGTCAATCAACCTAATCAAGGAACTAAGGAATTATGTCTACGAGCGTACAAGGTCAGGCATACTACTTGATACACCACGCAAATACCTTGATCACGCTATTGATGCAAGCAGGTACGCCAAGCTGCACAGCAGTAGATCGTTTAGTATAAAGTAAGAATATGATACAACTACACAAAGGCGATTGCTTAGAGGTAATGCAGGGAATTGAAACAGGTAGTATTGACGCTATAATTACAGACCCTCCATACGGTACGACAGCGTGCAAGTGGGACAGCGTTATACCTTTTAAGCCTATGTGGGAACAACTTAATAGAATCATTAAAACTAATGGTGCAATAGTGTTGTTTGGCTTTGAGCCTTTTAGTAGTGCTTTAAGAATGTCAAATATCAAAAACTACAAATATGATTGGTATTGGAACAGACGTTTTAAGAGTAATTTTCTTAACGCAAAAAGACAACCGATGAGGCAAATAGAGTTAATACATATATTTTACAAAAAACAATGTGTTTATAATCCTCAATTGTCTGAAAAAAGAAAAGACCAAATTAGGAGCAACAATTTGGTTAATAAAATTGTACAATGCAAAACTGTCGGACAACTTAAAAATGGAATGAGAGGTAAATACGACTCAAGAGAGATACCAATTGACAAAGACTATCCGACACATTTATTACAATTTGCACTACCTTCGCCAAACAAGGGAAGATTACACCCAACACAAAAGCCTGTGCCGTTGATGGAGTACCTTATCAAAACCTACACTAACGAAGGCGAGGTTGTGCTTGACTTTACAATGGGCAGCGGTTCAACAGGCGTGGCTTGCGTAAATACAAAACGATCTTTCATAGGCATTGAGCAAGATGACAAGTACTTTGCTATTGCTCAAGAGCGTATTAACAATGCACAACGTCAGTCGTTGATTGACTTTCCTACCCAATAGAAAACCCCAAGTATCCAGATGGTGCAGATGGTTATGATAAAAATGCTATTCCAATCCATACGTTAAAGGTATAAAAAAAGCCCCAACCAATTAAGGCTGAGGCTATGAACCAAACACAAGATATTCCTTCTTCAAGTCTAAGATACAACTCTTAGACATTTATCCAAATATTATCCTTAAAAAGTGTTGATATATATACGTTGTATGCTGTAGCAATGCCGTAGCAATGCCGTAGCAATGCTAAAAGAATAGAATAGAAAAGAAAAGAACATAATAGAAAACAACAGATTTATAGTGCAAAATGACTTTGGATATTATTACTTATATTTAGGGCAAACAAAAACAATGGCAATTAAAACATTATTTCTTCCTTTGCCAATAACGGAAGTAAAACAACAAGAGCAAAACATACACGACAAGCGTGATAGGATTAATACTAAGCATAAAAAATTTGAAGAATCCTCAGTATTGCAATTAACAACAAGAAACAACAGCATTATCAGCCAAATTAACTCATACTTAAATCCTTTAGATATATTTTTAAATCCTAACGGAGGATATCAAGTTGTATCTGTAACGCCTGTGTTAGAAACTAAAGCGGAAAAGGTAGACGATGATGAGCCGATGATGCCATTTGTTACAACGACAGGATTTTTAGTGATACTACACAAAGCATAATGTCACAAGGCTCACTATCTAAAGTTAAAACAAGACTTGAACACGCCTTTACGGCTAATGGCATAACGTCTTACGGTTACATCTGGGACGAAAGCGAGTTGAACAAACTTGCAAACCAAACAATGCCTTACTACGGAGTGATGTTACAAAATGCTAACATTGCAGATGTAGAGTATACAGGCGGTCAATACATCCGTTATCAAGTGGTTTTGTTGTTGGCTGATAACCTACACCAAGCAGACCAAACCGTTACAGCAACAAACCGTTGGGATTATTGGTGGACTAAGATGAATGGCTTTGAGACGTTGACCTTTACCTTGTTAGACAATGTAAGCGAGTATCCAGAGACTCAAGTCACAGGTGGCCTTGAAATGCGACACATACCTTACAGTTCACAACTTAACTTGTGTGCTTTATACGTAACCTTCAACGTGGACGTTGAGACAGACTTTTGTGTTCACGATGCTTGAGATTAACGTAGATAAAATAGCACAGGAAATCATTAGTGGTCTAAAGGCAACGATGAAACTTAAAGACCGTAATGCAACAGGACGTACATCTGCCTCGTTGTTTTCTGAGTTTGATGCAGGCAATATAGTTTTAAACATTATGGGTGCAGAGCAATGGCAATACGTTGAGCAAGGAAGATCAGCAGGTAAACAACCACCACTTAACAGGATAATGGAGTGGTGCGTGGCAAGAGGCATACCAAAGGAGGCTGCATTTCCTATTGCACGTAAAATAGGAAAGTTTGGAGCACCAAAGGACAAGAACAAATTAAACGTAATCGCAGACACAATGCAGGCAGTAGAGCCTGACATCCTGCGTGAATTAGATAAACAAGCAGAGGCATCTTTTGAGGCCACAATAGGAAAGCAATGGCAATCACTATAACATCACAACCAAGTACTGACAAGTTTTCCTCTTCTGAGTATCCGCTTGTTATTAAGGCAACAAGCGACAACGCAAGTATTAAGTACCTTAAATTCCAAGCACAAGACACTTCTGGAACTAATCTAACTGACGTGCCTGCATACTATGCTCCAAAAATAAACAATGAGTTTACCTTTAACGTAAGCGACTATATCAATAGTCATTTGTCAATTATCCGTGACGATCTTGTAAGCTATGATGCTACACCAACTATCCACGTTTACACCAACCTTACGCAGGATATTAAAATTGCCTTGACTGAAATAGAAACATCTGGAACAACATCGGCAACTGCAACAACCAATGATTTCTTTATGTGCAAGTTTAAGCATCAACTTTACAATGCTAACGGCACAGCAGAAGAGTACATTGACAACAGATACTTTCTAACCACGTTACCATACTTTAGAAGTACAGCACTTGGTGATCCTGTATCGTTCTTCTTAACAGATGGCAGACAGACGGTTAATATGTTGACGGATTACAGTCGTGTTTGCATATTTAATAGACACGATGCAGGTGTGACTTCTGACCTTACCGTAACAGCAACAGACTTAAACAATAGCGTTATTGCAACAGCAATTATTGATTTGGCTGCTGCTACTGTATCTCAAGAAGAGGTTATTGGAATACCTGTAAACATTGACGATGTTGGTGCATTAAGCACAGCATCAGGACAATCAGGTTGGAATGTTGCAACGTCTACAATAAAATCAACCTACAAGAAAATAAGAGCAACAATAGGAGACACGCCTGACCAAAGCACAGCAACCATAGAGTTTTTAAATCCAAGCCTATTTGGCAAATGCCCTAAGACGTTTATCTATATGAATCGCTTTGGTGTTCACGAGGTGCTAACGCTAAACACAAAAACAAACGAGTCAGTTGTTAGTAGTCGAGATAATGCGACACTTGTCAATACTGACCCATTTGGTGCGCATACCGATGACTTAGGTGCTTATCTATTAACAGGTGCAAGACAAAGAGCAATAAACCCAAAGAGTGAGTTTGAGTTTACCGTAAACAACAACTTGCCGTATCCAGAAGAACAAGCACGAGAGATTGCATTGGATTTCTTTGCAAGCCCTGTGCATTATTGTGTAGATGTAGAGACTGCTTACGGAACATCCTTTGATATTGAGCATCCTGATACAGCCAACGAGCGTATTCGTAGGATATCAATTAATGACGGTAAGGTTGACGTAGTCAAAAACGACAGACCACAGAAACTCTCATTCTCTTACAGATATGCTGACGTATGACAACAACAGAGTTAAAAGTGATGTATCCAAAACTTCGCAACGCAGACAATTACGTTTGCGTGACGTTTGACAACGAGGATGAGGCTACCTTTTCGATGGACTTGACTTATGATCAATGTGACGTATTGGTTACTTGGTTAATTGACCAAATGGATTCAATGGACAAAATGCAATGAGAGCAGCACAGCTATACATAAAATCAACGACCAAGTACATTCAACTTGGACAGGATGGTGACTTTCCGTTTACGTTAAGCAAGTCGATTGCTGAGATACAAGACGTAAGCAAACGCAACAAGACATTCAGCAAGTCGTTTAA